TCAGAAGTTGAAAATGCTTTTGATTTTGAAAAGATGGTCAATGACCTAAAGTCCTTCTTTGGTGAGTCTCTAACCAAGAACTACTCAGATAGTTCTGCAGCAGTAGAAGCGATTAACAAGATGTTTGAGGAAACATCAGCTAATCTTGCTAAGCAAATTGCTGAATTGGGCGAAAAGTATGAAGCCCTAAATAAGTCAGTTACAGATATGTATGGAAAGATTGAATATGTAAATCATCAATTGACCAACTTTGAATCTGCAACTGCAGTTAAGAAGTCCAGCGACCAAAATGGATCGTTGGAGAATAGCAACAAAAAAATCAATAAAAGTGTATGGCAAGGAGCCTTCCTCAAGGTTAATAGCTTAAACTAATTCTACAAAAAAATAAGGTGGTGAAATAAATAAATGAGTAATGAACTATTACAAAAAGTAATTGACACAACAAATCTTGGAGCTAATGGTGCTGTTAACGCATCTGGCGATTCAGCAAACCTCAGCGGTGAAGGTCTCCTCTATCCTGATCAAGCAAATCGTTTCCTAGATTACATGTGGGATGCTACGATTCTTGCTAAGGCAGCTCGTACTATCCGTATGCGTTCTAACACAACCGAGATTGATCGTGTTGCAGTTGGACAACGTATCATGACAGTTGCACAGGAAGATAATCCACGTGATTATGTTCAGGGTTACACCAACGCTGCAGCTACATTTAACAAGATCTCGCTTACAACTCGTAAGCTTCGTCTAGATTGGGAACTTTCTTCTGAGTCTCTAGAAGACAATATTGAAGGTCCAGATCTAGAAGATCACATTGCACGTTTGATGGCTACCCAAGCTGGTAACGACATTGAGGATGTTCTAATCAATGGTGTTGGATCTGGCTCTGGCCTAATGTCAGCATTCAAGGGATTCCGTCAGCTCGCTGTTGACAACGCTCACGTTGTTGATGCACAGGGTAACGGCCTTGATAAGGCAATTTTCAATCTTGCAATTAAGACCCTTCCACGTAAGTACAAGCAACGCCGTAATCAACTTCGCTTCTTCACAGGATCGAACTTGGTACAAGATTATCTATATAATCTAACAGCTGAAACCTCTTCAGGTTTTACACCATTCGATATCGCTTCAGGTATCGTTCGTGGTGATGTTGCTGCTAACGATGGTGGTCCAGGAACTGTTACACCATTTGCATTTGGTATTCCAGTAATCAACGTTCCGTTGATGACAGAGACCCTTGCTGGTGACTACAGCGGTGCTGCGGGAGATCACGGTGATCTTCACCTCACATTCCCACAGAACTTCATTATCGGTATCAAGCGTGACGTAACTGTTTACCGTTTGTTCCAGCCAAAGAAGGATACAATTGAGTATACTCTCTTTATCCGTGTTGGCGCACAAATGGAGAACTACGACGCACACGTTATTGTCAAGAACGTTAAGGTTGCAGGTTCTGTAGCAGGCTTTGATTTCCAAGGCTCTGTTTCAAATGGTGCAAACGTAACTGGTGGACAAAACGGAAACACATTCTAATTTTAATTAGATGCAAGGCGGGGGAATACTATGTATTCCCCTTAGCCATTTAATGGTATAATTAACAATGACGAGAGGAAGTCAAATGTCATTTACAGAACTAAAGTTGCCAGAACTTAAAAAGATTGCAGAAACATTCGGTGTAGATATTTCAGATATCAAGACCAAGAATGAAGTTGTTTCACGACTTGCAGAAGAAGGTATTACATGGCAAATGTATGATAAGTTTAATACATCTGAAAAGGAAGAGATTAAAGTTCCTGTTGCAGAGCAAAGAAAAAGAACTAAGTTGGACAAATCAAATTCAGTTTTGGTCAAGATGGAAAGAAATAACCATTCTTATCAGGTTGTAGGATATACATTTACTGATCAGCATCCATTTGTAGCTATGCCAGAAGAGCATGCACAACAAATTTTTGATACTCAGATTGGTTTTAGACTCGCTACTCCAAGAGAAGCACAAGAGTTTTATAGCTAAAAAAATAAATAGAGGAGGGTAATCTGAATGCAGAATATCCAATTAGGAAGTCAAGAAAGAGTAAGGCTTTACGTCTATAGTGATGGAGTGCTTACTCAAGCAGATTCCCTCCCAACTTTATCAATTTATGATGCAGACAATGATGCAACGCCTTTAACAGGTTTGTCATCAGTAACTGTAATTGATGATCCAGAAGCAGGAATATACAGCTTCCTGCTCACACAGTTGGCTACAAGTGCAGTTCGTGTCTTAGAGCTAAGATGGACATATATAATCAATGGTCTTTCAGTTACTCAAACAGATTTTTATCAAGTATCAGCACCATACTCTACTCCTAGTGAAATAATTGATTTTCTGGGCTTAGGTGCAACTCCTTCAGATATTAATTATCATTCAATAACAGATCTTGAAAATGCTGAAAAACTAGCAAGAACTATAATTGATGGTTATACAGGTCTTAAGTTCTATCTAAGATATGATTCTCAAGAAATGTTTGGAACTGGTTCAGATGCTATTCAGCTAATAGAAAGAATGACTAGCGTTGATCAGATGTATGAAGATGACATACTAATGATTGATAATACTCAAGACCCAGCTTATAATGGATTTGGTTTTAACCTAGAACTTACTCAAACAGGATATGTAGCAAGACTCGTTGATCCTGGCTGGGACATTAGATATGATAACGATGTAGACGCCAATATTCTTTATTATGGTAGATTTAGAGATGGATCAAGATACAAATTTGTTGGAAATATAGGTTATAAGTATGTTCCAGAAGATATCAAGCAAGCATCTATGTTGCTTGTTGGAGACCTGCTTGCCAACGACTATGCTTGGAGAAACAAGTATCTTAAGTCTGTCAACCTCAGTGAAATTTCCTTCCAAATGTCGGCGGGAGCATTTAATGGTACTGGTAACGTCACAGTAGATAATATACTTGATCAATACCGTAACATTAATATGATGATCATATAATGTATAACAATTCAGTTATGGCTTCCATTATGAATATGAAAGCCGATATATATGAGCAAGAATATTCACAAGATCCAAACACTGGTGCTGTTTTGAGACAATGGAATTATGCCAGAACAATTCAGTGTAAGGTAGAACCAATCAAAGTTGGTGGAGCATCAACTAGAACCGACAACAAAAGCTTTAAAGTTGGTGAAGATGGTGACTATACAGAAAAGTTTCAAATTCGTATTAAATGCAATGAACTTCTAAGTAAAAGATGGCGTATTGAAAATGTTCGCTCTAGCGATAATCAAAAGGTATTTGTGGAGATTGATCGTCTAGGAGAACCAGACACCATTTTTGAAGTAACATCCTCACACGCAACCCTGGATCCATTTGGTAAGGTTGTATATTATGAGGCTGTTCTTCTAAGAACTCAGGTGCAGTCAAATGATATCACTTGAGGTTAACACATCTAACGTAGCAGCACAATTAAGTAGTTTTTTAGACAACATGAAGCAGGTTACAAAACCAGCAGTTGTTGATGAAATAGCAAAAGCTGTATTTACAATTACTGCAGAAAAATTTGTGTTAGCAGTAGATAAATATGCAAGAGCAAACCCTAAAAGAATGCATCACGTTTATGAATGGGGACAAATAGGTCAAGTAGAAGGAAGACTTTTTGTTCTTGTAAGAAGTTCTGTTTTAGAAGGAACTGTTCTTGTAGATTCAGAATTTTTACCATCTAAGCTTCCAGTACCAGTAAATCCTCAACTTTTAATACCAGGAAGTACAGGAAAAGTGGTTACTAGAAAAAGTATATTTAGATATAAAGCTGATGTAATGGAAAAAGGAGATCCTGTTTCTTTTACAGCTGAAAGAATCCTATCATTTGTTGGTAATGATGGTTTAGTATTTATAAAACCTGGAACAACAGTAAATATATTAAATCCAGGCGGTGTGAGCACAAAACATGCATTTGCTGATTTCTTTGTTTCTTGGTATACAGATTTTTCTGGAGCAGCTATTGATTCTTCGGGGTTATATGAAAGATTATCTGAAGATATAACTATTGCATTAAATGGAAATCGTGCTAATATTAATACTGTAAAGAATGCGGTAGTCGCTTCGATAGAATCAATGGGGCTTGATCAGGAGGTAGTGGGATGACAAATTACTCTTTGTCTGCTGTTTATGACATTAGAAATGCCATGTGGCAGGAATTAACTAATGCAGGTATTTTTGATCCAAATGACTATTACCCAGATGGCTTTGCAGAAGCACTAATCCCAATAATACCTGCCCAACAGATCCCAGAAATTAATAACTTGTTGCCAGGAAAAGACTTTATTGTTTACCATGTTCAGCAAAAAAAGACGGGAGTTCAGTGGTGGGTAACTCAAGAATCCCTTATTCTGGACATAGTATCCAATAAAACAGATAGAATAATGACAATAACTAACTTTTTAACAGACCTATTTAGAAGATATGATTTGTCTGCCAAGACCATAAATTCTGATGTTAGCACATCTAGCCCATTTAATTACCTTTATTTTAATATAGAAATGTCCAACCCTATTCAATTGTTTACCGATGAAGGTGGATATATGAGCGGTGATTTCACAGTAGGCTACGCATATACCCGTGATATATCAGACGAGTATTCTGGAAAATTTGCCTAAAACTTTGACTTATTTTAAAACAATGCTATGCTTTTCTATGAGGAAGCAAATTGTCATCTAATTTTTATTTTAAATAAAATAAGG